ACATACTCATGGGATAAAGCAAGATGGGACAGATTAAGAAGAGATGGTTGGATAGATACTTGGAGACATCGTAATAGAACTACTATAATGTATTCGGTATTTAAAACTTCTTTTAAATGTTCACAAATGATAAGTAGAATATACAGAATACTACTAGGTGAAGAAGACCTACCAACGTCTGAACGTAGTGTATTTTTTAATAACAAATCATATACAGATAAAGTTTATAATAAAGCTATAGACGATATGATTAAAGATAATACAAGATGAAAAAACAAAGTGGTTTTAAAATGAAAGGTTTTAGTGGATTTGGTAACTCACCAATAAAAGCTGACTTAACTAAAAAAACAGGTGAAGGACCTAGAGCAGGTAGAATAAGGGTTTCTGACAAATATAAAGTTGGTGATTTTATAAGCGAAGATGATCTTGAGTCAAAGTTTAAAAGAAAAGGTAGTGATCCTAAAGATTATCCACAACTAAGTGTTCAAGATTATTCTAAAGTTAAGAAAGATGACACGGGTCTATATGTTGAAAAATTATAAATATGAGTTTTAAACTAGGTAAAGCAAGGCAACCAAGAATGGTTGGAGGAACAATAACTAAAGGATTAAGCTTTCATCAAGAAAGCGGAGATCCTAGTGTTTCTGTGCCTGGTACTCCTGTTATTAGAAAACCATTAGCAGAAGGTATAATGGGTGAAGCAAATATGGATGGTAGTATATTTATTAGCAATAAAATAGAGCCTGGTAGTGCAGAAGAAAGACAAGTTGTTAATCATGAAATGAGGCACTCTACAGATATGAAGTTAGGTAAACTAGCTTATGATGATAATAGTATTACTTATAACGGTGAGGTTTTTCCAAGAGAAACTATAAATGGAAAAGATATGATATTAGTTTATGGTAAGTGGAGAGAAGCAGGTTACGAAGGTTTTCCATGGGAAGAAGAGGCAAACAATGGTAATGATCATGGAAGTGTTTAAAGATAATAACGATTGGAATGAAAAATCTATTGTAGGATTTATTGCATTTGCAGTAATGTGTGTGATTATGATAGTAGACTTAATTACAGGTTATTTTGGTAAAGATCTAGTAATTAATGAATTTATATACGATTCGTTTGTATTTGTAGTAATTGGTTGCTTCGGTATAAGTGGATTAGAAAAGTTTGCAAAAAAATAAATATGGGATTATTAACAAATATATCAGGTGTGCCTTTGTTTAGCACAATACAAGAAGCTTTAGACTGGGCTACTAGTGTTGGTTTAACAGGTTACCACACTCACCAATATCAAGGGGTTACAGGGTATATGGGAGGTACAGATCATAACAACGCTATTACTGGTGTTAATTTTTCAGCACCTCCAGCGCCTCCACAATCTCCACCAATAATGGGTGGGCCTAGTGCAACAACTACCGGTGGTGGCGGAAGCGGTAGCGGAGGAGGATATTAAAATAAAAAAATATGTTAGACAAATTATTTACAGGTGGTGCAGCTGACCTAGTTAAAAGCGTAGGTGGTGTTATAGATGGTTTACACACTTCTGACGAAGAAAAATTAGCTGCAGAACAAAAAGTAAAAGAATTAATTGCTCAATACGAAATAGAGATGGAAAAAAACATCACTAGTCGTTGGCAAGCAGATTTAAAGTCAGACTCATGGCTTAGTAAAAATGTTAGACCTATGGTTTTAATATTTTTAATAGTATGTACAATGTTATTAATATTTATAGATGCGGGTGCTATAAAATTTGATGTTAAAGATACATGGGTAGATTTATTACAATTAGTATTAATAACAGTGATCGGTGCTTATTTTGGTGGTCGATCATTTGAAAAAGTAAAAAAATAAAATTATGAGACATTTTACAAGAGTGGCACCAATAATGCCAGCAAGCATACAAGCAGCTGCTTATGCAGATACAGAAATACTTTTTGATTGGCATAAAGTAGAAGGTTTTAAAGGTGGCGCAATAACGGGAATACAAGCTATAATAAGAGGAACTGATGGTGCCGATCAAGCAGCCGCTACTTTAGCTGGTATGGACCTGCTTTTTGCTACAAGTCATATTCCAACTCCAAACGATGGGGTTAATACTAGTATTGATGTAGCACCTTCAACTTTAGGAACAACAGGAGCTATAACAGATACACCAGGTTGGTTTAACAATTTAGTAGGTTATGTACCAATAGTTGCTGGTGATATGAACGACACCGATCTTATATATTTAACTATGGCTTCTAAATCAAGTATATGTATACCTGTTAGCGGGGATTTATATGTTGCCGCTATAGCAAAAGGAGACTTTGATTTTAGAACTACAGTGAGAGTAAACGAAACAGGTTTTGCGGCTGGAACGCAAACAGTAATAACATTAGATACAAAAGTTGCAACGCCCGTATTTGCGCCTGGTGATATTATACATGCTGTAGATGATGCTGTTCTTGGTACTATTAAAACTGTTGATTCGGATACTCAAATAACATTAACAAAAGCAAATGTTGATGCTATAGCAGATAGTGATATAATATATAACGTTACACCTATACAACTAATGTTATCATCAGAAGATTAAAAACAAATTAAATTAACTTAAATTAAATAAAATGGCAAAAAAAGAAAAAGTCGTAGACTTAAAACCAAAAGTAGAAAAAATTACAACTGAACAACTTCAGAAAGTTCAAGATACTGTAAATAAAATAAATAAATCTCAGTTACAAATAGGTTCTATAGAATTACAAAAGCATGAGATGTTACACGGTATCGCTGGTTTAAGAGATGAATTAACCCTTTTACAAGCTGAGTTTGAAAAAGAATATGGAACTTTTGATATTAACATACAAGATGGTACTATAAATTACCCTGACAATGGCGAAGCTGATAAGAAAGATTAGTATAGGTAAAGACTATAAGAATGACGCTATGCACTACGCTGTTGGCCAAGAAGTGTATGGTGGTCATACTATTTGTGATATTATAGAAGAAGATGATAAGTATTCTATTTATATTAAAAAACGAAAAGACGTTTTACCCTGGAAAGACTTTAATAAAAACATGGCTGTATCTGTAGAGTATAATCTAGAATACTAATGAAAAGCGTTCACAACTTTGTTGTAACGCCAAAAGGTAGTAGGTATAACAATACTAAAAAAGTTGGTGATTCAGAGTTAATACTTAACACTGAAATTTTCAATCATCAATATATTAACAGAGAAGCAACTGTTATATCAACACCAATAGCGGGACACACAGATATACAAGCAGGAGATACAGTTGTATTACATCACAATGTTTTTCGAAGATGGCACAACCAACACGGTGTAGAAAAAAACAGTAGAAGTTACTTTAACGAAAGTACCTACTTTGTAAACTATGACCAAATATTTTTATATAAAAGAAACAAAAACTGGATAACTCCAAAAGGTTATTGTTTTGTAAAACCATTAAAATCTACAGATAATCTTAGTGTTGAATTAGAAAAACCACTACAAGGTGTAGTTAAATATTCTGATGGCTGCGTTAAGGTTGGTGACTTAATTGGTTTTACACCAAATAGTGAGTATGAATTTATAGTTGATGGTGAAAGACTATATAGAGTTTTATCTAAATTTATTACAATTAAATATGAATATCAAGGAGACGAAGAAGAATATAATCCTAGCTGGGCGAAAAGCAGTTAACGAGCTTATTAAAGTAGCTGAAGAAAAAATTATAACTAATACTGAAGATGATGTATCGGCTGATAGATTAAAAAACGCAGCGGCTACTAAAAAACTAGCTATATTTGACGCATTTGAAATACTTAACAGAATCCAAGAAGAAGAAAACTTGCTTGAGGGTAAAACACCTGAAGAGGCAAAGAAAAAAACTTTTAAAGGATTCGCAGAAGGAAGATCTAAGTAATGTACGAGCAAAGTTTAGTTAAAACAATAGAACCTATTAAACGCACGACTATTAGTCGGCTTAACAAATCTAAAAAATGGAAATATGGATACAATAAAGAACATGATATCGTGGTTATCTCTAAAACTGGAAAAATTGGCGAAATACTTGAGATTCAAGACTTGCGCATTGCTTTGCCAATGTTGCCAGTGCACGTGCACAGAAGCAAAATAAATAAGTGGCAAAGACTAGAATATCCTAAAGAATTATCAACACTTAAAAACATATTTGACTGGAGATCATATCCTGAAAATCAAAAAGAAAAGTGGTACGACTATATAGATGAAGAATTTAAAAGAAGAGAAGAAGGATTTTGGTTTGTAAACAATAGTAAACCAACATACATAACAGGAGCACATTATATGTATTTACAATGGAGTAAAATAGATGTAGGTGCACCTGATTTTAGAGAAGCAAATAGATTGTTTTTTATATTCTGGGAAGCCTGTAAAGCAGACAAAAGATGTTACGGTATGTGTTATCTTAAAAACAGACGTAGTGGTTTTTCTTTCATGTCTTCAGCAGAAACAGTTAATTTAGCTACAATATCAAGTGATAGTAGATATGGTATATTATCAAAAACAGGTGCTGATGCTAAAAAAATGTTTACAGACAAGGTTGTTCCAATATCGGTTAACTACCCTTTCTTTTTTAAACCTATACAAGACGGTATGGATAGGCCTAAATCTGAACTTGCTTATCGTGTACCTGCAAGTAAGTTTACGCGTAAAAAAATTGTTGCGAACGAAAAGCAAGAAGACTTGGTTGGACTTGATACTACTATTGACTGGAAAAATACTGGTGACAACAGTTATGATGGTGAAAAACTAAATCTACTAGTACACGATGAGAGCGGTAAATGGGAAAGGCCTGATAATATATTAAACAATTGGAGAGTTACAAAAACTTGTTTAAGACTAGGTAGTAGAATAGTTGGTAAGTGCATGATGGGTAGTACCTCAAACTCTTTAGATAAAGGGGGTGATAACTTTAAAAAATTATACAATGCATCAGATGTCACTAAAAGAAATAGAAATGGTCAAACAAAATCTGGTTTATATTCTTTGTTTATCCCAATGGAATGGAACTACGAAGGATTTATTGACGAGCATGGAGTTCCAGTATTCACTACTCCTGACATCAACGTGTTTGCCCCAGATGGTGAACTAATAGATGTAGGTGTAATTGATCATTGGCAAAACGAAGCTGAAGGATTAAAAGGTGATCAAGATGCTTTAAACGAGTTTTATAGACAGTTTCCGAGAACTGAAGAACACGCGTTTAGAGATGAAACAAAAAATAGTATATTTAATTTAGTAAAAATATACGAGCAAATAGACTACAATGAGGAAATGTATAGGACATTAGGCGTTACAACCGGTAACTTTCAATGGGTTAACGGTATAAAAGATACGCAAGTTATATTTTATCCAGATCCAAAAGGTAGGTTTAAAGTTAGCTGGGTTCCACCTCAACAGTTACAAAATAGAGTGGTTTTAAAAAATGGTATAAAATATCCTGGTAATGAACACATGGGAGCGTTTGGTTGCGACTCTTATGATATATCAGGAACCGTAGATGGAAAAGGATCTAAAGGAGCATTACACGGCTTAACCAGGTTTAGTATGGAGGACGCTCCTGCGAATAGCTTTTTTTTAGAATACTTGTCAAGACCACCTACGGCTGAAATATTTTTTGAAGATGTGTTGATGGCATTAGTTTTTTATAGCATGCCTTTGCTAGCGGAGAACAATAAACCAAGGCTTTTATATTATTTAAGACGTAGAGGTTATAGAGGGTTTAGTATGAACAGGCCGGATAAATTGTGGAACAAATTATCTGTGGCAGAGAAAGAGGTTGGTGGTATACCAAACTCAAGCGAAGATATAAAGCAAGCCCATGCCGCTGCAATTGAGATGTATATACAAGATCATGTAGGCGTGCAACAAGATGGTAGTTTTGGTAATTTGTATTTTAACGAATTACTAAATGATTGGGCTAAATTTGATATAAATAAAAGAACAAAGTTTGATGCCTCTATAAGTAGTGGTTTAGCTATTATGGCTAACAACAGGCATTTGTACAGGCCAAACGCAAAGGTTGAAAAACCAAAATTAAACATAAGTATTTCCAGATATAATAACACAGGAAATAATTCACAAATAATAAAATAAATATGGCATATTCTGGTTATAAAAGTTATTTTCCAAGTCAAACTGTAAGCGATGCTGAAAAGCTTAGTTATGACTATGGTTTAAAAGTAGCTAAAGCTATAGAGACAGAGTGGTTTAATGAAGATAGAAATATTAATAAATATAGAACTAATATAAACAATTTTCACAATCTGAGACTATACGCTAGAGGTGAGCAGTCGATACAAAAATATAAGGATGAGTTATCTATAAACGGTGATTTGTCCTATTTAAATTTAGATTGGACACCCGTACCTATAATACCTAAGTTTGTAGACATAGTTGTTAATGGTATAGCTGAAAGGTTGTACGATATAAAAGCTTTTTCTCAATCACCTAATGGTGTTGATCAAAGGACTAATTATATGGAAAACATACTAGCAGATATGAGAATGCAAGCTTTTGATAATGACGTTAAATCTAGTCTTAATATAGATTTAAAACAAAGTCAAATGCAAGAATTACCTGAAACAGACGAAGAACTTGGTATACATATGCAGTTAGATTACAAGCAAGCTGTAGAGTTAGCACAAGAACAAGCATTAAGAGTTTTATTTGAAGGTAACAAATACGAGTTGATTAAAAAAAGATTTTATCAAGATTTAACTGTACTTGGTATTGGCGCTGTTAAAACTGAATTTACAACTTCAGAAGGCGCTTTAATTAAATATGTAGATCCTGCAGATTTAGTTTATTCTTATACTGACTCTCCTTATTTTGATGATATATATTATGTTGGTGAAGTTAAATCTATACCAGTTAACGAATTATCTAAACAGTTTCCTCATTTAACAGAGGAAGATCTAGAAGATATAATGAAAAACAAAAGTTACAATAGAAATAACTACAACACTAGGTATTCTGCTAAAAAAGAAGACAACAACACTATACAGGTTTTATATTTTAATTATAAAACATATATGAACGAAGTGTATAAAATAAAAGAAACTGGTAGTGGTGCTGAAAAAGTAATACCTAAAGACGATAGTTTTAATCCACCTGAAAATAAAGAAGGTACATACAATAAATTATTAAGATCTATAGAAACTTTATACGAAGGCGCTTTAATTTTAGGTACTGACAAATTATTAAAGTGGGAGATGGCTAAAAATATGATGAGGCCAAAAAGCGATTATACTAAAGTTAAAATGAATTATTCTATAGTTGCACCTCGTATGTATGACGGTAAAATAGAAAGCCTAGTAAAACGTATAACTGGTTTTGCTGATATGATACAGTTGACACATTTAAAACTACAACAAGTAATGTCTCGTATAGTTCCAGATGGTGTTTACCTAGATGCTGACGGTTTAGCTGAAATAGATTTAGGTAATGGAACTAACTACAATCCACAAGAAGCTTTAAATATGTTTTTTCAAACTGGATCTGTTATAGGTAGATCATTTACTAGTGAAGGTGATATGAACCCTGGTAAAGTACCAATACAAGAAATACAATCAAGTAATGGTGGTGCTAAGTTGCAAAGTTTAATAGCAACTTATAATTATTATTTACAAATGATTAGAGATACAACTGGTCTTAACGAAGCTAGAGACGGTAGTATGCCAGATAAAAATGCTTTAGTTGGAGTTCAAAAATTAGCAGCTGCAAACTCAAATACAGCTACAAGACATATACTACAAGCAGGCTTATACTTAACCACTGAAACAGCAGAGTCTTTATCGTTAAGAATATCTGATATACTAGAGTATTCTCCAACGGCAGATGCTTTTATTCAAGCTATAGGTTCTCATAACGTAGCTACTCTTGGTGAAATGACTGAACTTCATTTATATGATTTTGGTATATTTTTAGAATTAGCACCAGATGAAGAAGAAAAAATGATGTTAGAAAACAACATACAAATGGCATTACAACAAAAGAATATAAATGTAGAAGATGCTATTGATTTGAGAGAAATTAAAAATGTAAAATTAGCAAATCAGCTTTTAAAAATTAGAAGAAAAAAGAAAGAAGAAGCTGATAGACAATTACAACAACAAAATATACAAGCCCAAACACAATCTAATACTCAATCAGCACAACAAGCGGCCCAAATAGAACTGCAAAAAAATCAGATAGTTATGCAAAATGAAACTCAATTAGAGCAAATGAGAGCTCAAATTGAAGCTCAAAAAATGCAACAAGAAATGATGATGAAAAAAGAATTAATGGCTCAAGAGTTTCAGTATAACATGCAGTTGAGACAAATGGACGTACAAGGCTTAGCTAGTAGAGAACAAGAAAAAGAAGATCGTAAAGACAAGAGAACAAAAATACAAGCTACACAACAATCAGAAATGATTGAGCAAAGAAAAACTAACAAGCCACCTAAAAACTTTGAATCTTCAGGTAATGATATAATTAGCGGAGGATTTAACTTAGGCGCTTAAATTTATTAATTATTATTATATTATATTATGGAAGAAAACAAAGAAAACGTAGTTGAAGAAACTACACAACAAACAACTGAGCAAGTTGAAGAAATAAAAAAACCAAACGTTAATGAAGACGGCGATTACGTTGTTGATTTAAGTAAACCAATAGAAAATGAAACTAAAGAAAATACAACTAACGACACAGGAGTGGTTGAACTCACTGAAAATGCCGAGCCCGTACAAAAACAAGAAGAAGTACAACCGGAAAGTGAAACACAAGAAACTCCAACTTTAGAAGAAATAACTGAAGATTCTATAAAAGAAGAAGTTGAAAAAGTAGAAGAAGCTATAGTAGAATCTAAACAAACAGGTAAGCCACTGCCAGAAAATATACAAAAGCTTGTAGATTTCATGGAAGAAACAGGTGGAGATATAAGTGATTACGTTAGCCTTAATAAAGACTACGAAAAATTAAGTGATGACGATATATTATACGAGTATTACAGAAAAACAAAACCTCATTTATCTATAGATGAAGTAAACTTTTTACTAGAAGATTCTTTTTCTTACAACGAAGATGAAGATGAAGAGGTAGAGGTTAAAAGAAAAAAACTAGCGTTAAAAGAGCAAGTTGCCAGCGCTAGGACCTACTTAGACGGGCAAAAGTCTAAATACTATGAAGAGATTAAAGCTGGAAGCAAGTTGACTTCCGAACAAAAAAAAGCTATGGATTTCTTTAATAGATACAACAAAGAGTCAGAAGAAACTCAAAAAATAGCACAAAAAAACTCTGAAGTTTTTACTCAAAAAACAAACAGTGTTTTTAACCAAAATTTTAAAGGTTTTAAATACAATGTTGGAGATAAAAAGTTTAGATTTAACATTTCTAATGTAAACGAGGTTAAAGAAACCCAAAGCGATATCAACAATTTTACTAAAAAGTTTTTAGATAAAAATGCTGGTTTAACAGACGCAGAGGGCTATCATAAATCTTTATATACAGCAATGAATGCTGATGCTATTGCAAAACACTTTTACGAACAGGGTAAGGCGGATGCTACAAAACAAAGTATTGCTAAATCTAAAAACATCAGCATGAGTCCAAGACAAAGTCACGGTACTATTGAAGCTGGTGGACTTAAAGTAAAAGTACTAGGTGATAATTCTTCTGATTTTAAGTTTAAAATTAAAAACAATAAATAACAATTTAAAATTAAAAAATTATGGCAATTACAGGAGGTGGTAATTTAAACAGCGTACCTGCTACTCAAAAGCAGACTTTCGCTACAAATTACCTAGATTTTACAGGAACCGCGAATTCGTGGGGACAACAATACCTGCCGGACTTAATGGAGAAAGAAGCTGAGGTTTTTGGACCTCGTACAATTTCTGGTTTCCTATCACAAGTTGGTGCAGAAGAGGCTATGACGTCTGATCAAGTCGTATGGTCTGAGCAATCAAGATTACATATATCATATACTGGTAATATGTCAGGGACAAACGTATTTTCAGTTACTAAAGATATTGATGGTAACGCAATTACAACTACTCATGCTGTTAGAGTTAACGATACTGTTATTATAGCTAATACTAACGGTGTTTTTAAAGCTATAGTTAAGTCTATTTCTGGCGCTGATCTTACAGTTGCTACTTATAACGCTGGTGATATAGCTTCGCTTACAACTGCAGATGCTACAACATTATTAGTTTATGGTTCTGAGTACGGAAAAGGTACTGGTTACTATACTGGTTCTGCTGCTTCTACAACTGAAGAAAGACACACAGCTAATGAGCCTAAGTTCCAGACTTTTACTAACAAGCCAATTATAATGAAAGACTTTTATGAAGTTTCAGGATCTGATTCTTCTAGAATTGGTTGGGTTGAGGTATCTACTGAAACTGGTCAAGGTGGTTACTTATGGTACTTAAAAGCTGAAGCTGATACTAGAGCTCGTTTTGCTGATTACATTGAAATGTCAATGTTAGAAAGTGAAATTGGATCTGATTCTGCTCACAACTTTGGTGGTGGTGGAGCTGGAGCTGCTAACACTGCTGACGCTCAAATTGGTTCTAACGGTGATGTTGTAGGTACTGAAGGTTTATTTGCTGCTATCGAAGATAGAGGTAATGTAACTACAGGTGTAACTGGTGTTAACGCTGCAACTGATTTAGCTGAGTTTGATGCAATTTTAGCTGAGTTTGATAAGCAAGGTGCTATTGAAGAGTACATGATGTTTGTTAATAGAGCTACGTCTCTAGCAATGGATGACATG